GGACTTAGCAAGTACACCCGTATCGCACAGTGGTGTGCAAGACGTGGTACTCTCCAGGAGGAACTTGCTAATGACATTGCTAGGGAAATCGAACTTGCCACAGGAGCCAAAGACGTAGGTGTTTATGTACAGGCTACACACGGCTGCTGTGAGAATAGAGGCATCATGGCACATAGCAGCTTAACACAAACTACAGTATTAAAAGGTGCCTTTAAAGACGATATGGGAACAAAGAAAGAATTCTTTGATAACATTAAATTGCAACAAGACTTTGCACCACGATAACTAAGGAGAAATAAAATGAATGTTAGCGACAAATTAACTAAAGTTTCTGATAGTTTTACTATCAATATGTATGACAACGGATTTATGGTTGAAGTTTCTGGCCGAGACGAAGAAGGGGAATGGAAAACTGCAAAAGTACTATGTCAAGATTTAGATCAAGTTATTGCCATAGTTACAGAAGTTTCTATTATGGAAAGAGACTAAAATGAGCAAGGGTGTAGACGATGTTATCTTTAGAATGAAAAATCTTAAAGAATTTAAAATTAAAAGAACAATGGATGAAAATTTTGTTCTGAACGGTAAGATGCCTTATGATGTAAAACTTGACAAGAATAATGTATTAACTGTAACATTAATGGCCGTAGATAAGGAAGAAGCAGAACGTCGCGTCAGCGAATTTATTTCAGGAATGAATGATGATTAAAAAATGGTTTAAGAAAAAATTCACAGAGTGGTGTAAAGAAGCTTGGTATTCTGAACAAGAAAAAGAAAAACATGTTCTTGTAGGAATGGGTCAAACCATAGAAGCACGTTCAATACATAGCGATCCTGTTTTAAATTTTACAATTTATAATGCTATTGGCGGTAAAATTGTAGAGTTTAGATATCACGATAGAAAATCTGATCGAAGTCATACTCAAATGTATATTATTGGTAAGGACGATGACTTTGGAGAAAGAATAGCAAAAATTGCTACATTAGAGGTTATTAAACAATGAGTAAAATAAAAATAGCTGAACTATTTTATAGTATACAAGGAGAAGGACGCTTCATGGGTGTTCCTTCTATTTTCTTACGCACATTTGGTTGCAATTTTACCTGTGCTGGATTTGGCATGCCTCGTGGCGAACGCAGTACTGCTAATGACGACGTTGCCGAAGTAGTTCATATGTATAACAAATATGAAGAACTACCAATAGTCGAAACAGGCTGCGACAGTTATGCTAGTTGGGATCCTAGATTTAAGGATCTTAGTCCAGTTCTTACAGTAGATGCTATTGCAGACAGGATTACAGAACTGCTACCTGATAACAAATGGAGAGATGTGCATCTAGTTATAACTGGAGGCGAACCGTTATTAGGTTGGCAACGTAGTTATCCAGACTTACTTAGTCACGATAAACTTAAAAAACTAAAAGATATTACGTTCGAAACTAACGGCACTCAAGAAATAAGTAAAGATTTTCGTCTTTATCTTTATAAATGGGCTCATAAACATGGATATCATAACTTAACATTTAGTGTTAGTCCTAAACTAAGTGTTAGTGGTGAAAAGCGTGAGGATGCTATTCGTCCAGATATAGTTCGAGATTACGAAGACTTAGGACATACATATCTTAAATTTGTTGTAGCAACTAAAGACGATGTCGACGAAGCATTAGAAGTTATAGACTTGTACAAAAAAGAAGGATTTTCTGGACATGTATATTTGATGCCTGTAGGTGGTGTCGAATCTGTTTATGCTCTAAATAACAGAACTGTTGCAGAGCTTGCAATGAAACATGGATTAAGATACAGTGACAGATTACAAGTTCCGCTATTTAAAAATGCGTGGGGAACCTAATGAAAGATTTTATTAAAAAAATAACAGGTATCAAAAAATTAGAAGAAGAAAAAGCAGCAGCCGAAAAAGAACGAGAAGAAGCACTTGCTCGTGTTGCTGAAGCCAAAGCCCAAGAAGAAGAAGCCAAACGTCAAGAAGAATTGTCTAAAATGACGCCAAAAGAACGTGCTACTGCTAGACAGGAGCCTTGGGTAAGTGTGTTAGACACTCATGTAAACAAAGATAATATTCGAAATGGCTTTTTTGAGCTTGACTGGAACGAATACTTTATTGTACAATTACGACAAGCTGGATATGGATTCGATGGCGATCCAGAAGAAGAAATTGTAGATCGTTGGTTCCGTGATATTGTCCGAAATATGTTAGCCGAAGAAGGCATGGATACAACACGAGGAGCTGGTTATATTAACGTAATTCCAATTGAGAAAGGCCGTTCAGAAGTCTCATGACATATATTCTAGTAGATACTGCTAATACTTTTTTTCGTGCTAGACACGTGATACGCGGAGATGCTGATATCAAACTTGGTATGGCTCTCCATATTACGTTTAACAGTATTAAAAAAGCTTGGCAAGATTTTAACGGCAGTCATGTAGTATTCTGCCTCGAAGGTCGCAGCTGGCGTAAGGATTTTTATGCTCCTTACAAAGCTAATCGAGCCGAAACTCGTGCTGCTATGACTGCCAAGGAGCAAGAAGAAGATCAGCTATTCTGGGAAACATTTGATAAATTTAAAGAATTTATTACAGAAAAAACTAATTGTACTGTACTACAAAACTCTCAATTAGAAGCAGACGATCTAATTGCAGGATTCATTCATAATCATCCCAATGACGATCATGTTATTATTAGTACAGATAGTGATTTTCATCAATTAATTGCTCCCAATGTCAAACAGTATAATGGTGTAGCAGACACATTGACCACGCACGAAGGAATTTTCGATAAAAAAGGCAACAGAATTATCGATAAAAAAACTAAACAAGAAGTAGCTGCACCTGATCCAGAATGGATTCTTTTTGAGAAGTGTATGCGAGGTGATTCATCTGATAACGTGTTCTCGGCATTTCCTGGTGTACGTACTAAAGGTACAAAGAATAAAGTAGGTCTTACAGAAGCGTTTCAAGATCGTTCTAACAAAGGATATGCTTGGAACAATCTCATGCTTCAACGTTGGGTTGATCATGAGGGTGTCGAACATCGAGTGTTAGACGACTATGAACGTAATCGTCGACTGATCGACTTAAAGTATCAACCAGATAATATAACAACACTAATTAATGAAACTATTCATTCACAAACAATTAATCCAAAAAATATCAGTCAAGTTGGCATACGACTTTTAAAATTTTGTCAACTATATGATATGAAAAAAATAATGGATAATATTCAACAATACGCAGAACCTTTTCAAGCAAAATACACAAATGAAATGCCGATACGAACAGACTTGCTCACACAAGTATAAAAACTGTACAGAGGATTATATGAACATTAAAGCTAAACCTATTGTCGAAGGAAAATTTTGGATTGTAGAAGAAGACGGCGAACGTATAGGAATTTTACATAAAAAAGAAAATAATAAATTTATGTTAAGTACTAAAGGATCCGAAAAGTACTTTAACAAGAAGGACGAATTAACAAAACTATTTGGCAAAGACTTTTGGGAAACAAAAGTTAAATCTACGATAAGTAATAAAGACACAAGAGAAATCTATGGATATCCTACAAGTACATATCCTTACAACCCGTTATTCAATGTACAAAAGAAGTTGCCTTTATTTACTAAGTCAGAAAGCAGTAAAAGTTTATACTGTGCAGGATATTACACAATTAAATTTGAAAAAGGGTGGGTAAAAAGTTTTTGTCCAAAATTGATTACGATCGAACGCTACGAAAGCACAGGTCCTTATAAAACAGAATTAGAAATGAAACAAGCACTGAGCAATGTCAAATCCAATTAATACTTATCCAATCCAACAATTTATTCAGCAGGTACGTGCTGCTGAGTTGTCACAACAAAAAGAAATTAAATTAGATATTAAAAGTGCTAAAATGTTAGCATATTGTTTGGCCGAAATAAATTCTAAATTATTAGAAGATTACGACTCTCTTTTACAAAAAGTTTTACAAAATACCGGGCAAAACATTAGTGTTCAAATGGACGGGGGCGGATTTAAGTAAAATCTTGATAAATATATACGTATATTTGGAGACGTATATATGAGCCGTCCGAAGCCGAAAGTATTATTAGAGTACATTAACAAAAAAAATTATAAAAGTGAACAAGTATTAGAAGCGGATGCCATTTGGGCTGTTTTCTATAAAGGTGAGCCATTTAACTTAAAAAGTTCAAATAGTCTTACTAGTTACCCTGGACCGAAATATAAAAAAGTTAGTTTCAGCAATCCTGGTCACGCACATAATCTTGCTAAAAAATTAAATCAAATGTTTAATACAGATGAATTTCAAGTTGTGAAATTAACATCTGGCGAAATAATTAAATGATTAGTAAAGAAACATTCACTAAAATTTTTTTACAACAAAAAGAAAAAAGCATAGATGCTGCTAATGTAAAATTACATTTACACAAATGGTGGCAAAGTCATAGAAGCAAAGATTCCGGTGGTTTGAGATTAACCGAAGAAGGATTTAACTTTTTAACAACAGAGTTGGAACTGAAATGTTACGAGGTTCCATTTACTGAACCAATTGATTTAAGCCCGCAAGTAATAATATTTTTTGACAGAAATATGGACTGCCCATATTTTCTTACTAATTCAGCAATAACTGTATTCTCTGAAAAGAAAAGTTTTGAACTTTATATGTTTTCAGACGATATACGCAAATATGGATTGATAAAAGCTATGAATCGCCAAAATCAATCTAACCAAAATGATGACGACAATCAACAAAGTGTTTGACAGTGTAAAAGATTTATCGTATAATTAGAACACTTAAACAAGTACCAGAACAAATTTTTTTCAACTTAACGAAAGGTTAATAAATGAGCGAAATTATCTCGCGACAAGTAGGTCCTAAGGCTGCTAAGAAATCTCTGCGTCGTGCTTTTAAAGCCAATCGTCCTTTGTTTATTTGGGGTCCTCCAGGTATTGGTAAATCCGATATCGTTAAACAGTTAGGCGAAGAACTTAATGCTCACGTAATTGATATCCGCTTGAGCTTGTGGGAACCTACTGACATTAAAGGTATTCCATATTTTGATAGTGATAGTGGCAAAATGGCTTGGGCACCTCCTATTGAACTTCCTGATGCTGCTTTAGCGTCTCAACATAAAAATATTATTCTATTCATGGATGAAATGAATAGTGCAGCTCCTGCTGTTCAGGCTGCGGCTTATCAGCTGGTTCTTAATCGTCGTGTAGGCACTTACCGACTGCCAGACAATGTTCATATTGTTGCTGCGGGTAACCGTGAAAGCGACAAGGGTGTTACTTATCGTATGCCTGCTCCGTTGGCAAATCGTTTTGTACACTTGGAGATGCGTGTCGACTGGGATGACTACTTTGCATGGGCTACTGACAATCGTATTCATAAAGACGTTCTTGGTTTCCTTTCTTTTAGTAAGAAAGATTTATACGACTTTGATCCTAAGAGCGGTAGTCGTGCTTTTGCTACTCCTCGTAGCTGGGCATTCGTTAGCGAACTGTTGTTTGACGACGACGAAGATGAGAACACACTAACTGACCTTGTTTCAGGTGCTGTTGGCGAAGGTCTGGCAGTTAAGTTTATGGCACATCGAAAAGTTGCTAGTAAGATGCCTAAGCCAGAAGATATCTTAAAAGGCAAAGTTACTAAGATGGAATCTAAAGAGATTTCGGCTATGTATTCACTAACTGTTAGTCTTTGCTATGAACTCAAAGATTCTTGTGACAAGGGCGAGAAAGATTGGAATAAGAAAGTTAACAACTTCTTCAATTTCATTATGAACAACTTTGAAACTGAATTGGTTGTTATGGGTACTAAGTTGGCACTTACTCAGTATCAGCTTCCGTTGGATCCGGACGAAATCGAATGTTTCGACCAGTTCCACGCAAAATACGGCAAGTACATTGCGGCGGCAACAGATCGAAACTAAGCCGAACCAATTGACAGGGCCTGCGGGCCCTGTTATAATATAAGTATAGTAAATATTCAGGAGCAAAAATGAGCTATTTAGATCCAGTTGTTGATAAAATTGTAGTAGCACGAGTTGGTTTGTTGCTACGTCATCCATTTTTTGGTAATATGGCTACTCGACTTAAAATTATGGACGGTAGCGATTGGTGCCCTACTGCGGCTACTGACGGACGTCATTTGTTTTATAATCGAGAGTTCTTCGACAAGCTAACTAATAAACAAGTTGAATTTGTTGTTGCACATGAAATTCTTCATAACGTGTTTGATCATATGTCTAGACACGAAGGTCGTGATCGTTTTATTTGGAATGCTGCTGCTGACTATAGTGTTAACGGTCAATTAATTCGCGATCGTATTGGCGAAGTTCCTCCAGAGATTAAAATCTTTCACGATACTGCTCATTACAGTAAAAGTACTGAACAAATTTATGATGAAATCTTTGAAAAGATGGATTC